GTTGTTGCAGCTTCAGCAGATGGACATCCAGATCAAGCAGCAGGAGGTCCAGCGCAAGGCCCAGAAGGACCAGATGGACATGCAGCTGGAGCAGGCCCGACTGGAGCTTGAGCGGCAGAAACTTGCGGCGGATGTCGCGTCCAAGAGCGACGCGCAGGATCACAAGGACAAGCAGCTGGCTGTCATGGCTGCCAACTACGCGGATCAGACGCGCTTGAAGGAAAGCTCGCAGGAGCTAGACGGTGTTCGCACCGGCATGGACGCGGCACACAAGAGCCGTGCTCTCAACAAACCACAGCCTGCCAAGGCTGCACCACCCAAGGGTGAGAAGTGAAACGATACGACAACGTCTACGACTACCTGACTTCCAGTTTAGTGGAGCGTCAGGAGGAGGTCGCGGCGCATGTATGCACTGGACGCCTCGAAAACTACGAGGAGTACCGGGCCCTTTGCGGCTTTATCGATGGTCTGAAGTACGCAGAGGAGTTGGTGAGAGACCTCGCAAAACGTCAGGAGAATGACGCTGATGAGTAGCATTGATGTCGAGAAAACGGAAGAGATGGTGAAGAAGGCCAGCCAGCTTCCGGAGCCGAAGGGGTACCGACTGTTGTGCGCCGTCCCTCATGTGGAGGAGGAGTACGAGAGCGGCCTCATCAAGGCTGATGAGACCAAGCGCGTTGAGGAGCAGACCACCGTGGTCCTGTTCGTCATCAAGCTCGGTGACACTGCCTACAAGGACGAGTCGCGGTTCCCCACGGGGCCGTGGTGCAAGGCTGGGGATTTCGTCCTCACCCGTCCGTATTCGGGCACCCGCGTGGTTATCCACGGTAGGGAGTTCCGCATCATCAACGACGACTCGGTGGAAGCGGTGGTTGCCGACCCCCGTGGAATCCGTCGCGCATAAGGGGTAGATAAATGGCTAACGAAGATTACAAATTCCCGGACGAAATCGAAAAGACCGAGCCGGAAGACAACGTCGATGACTTCAAGGTCGAGGTAGTTGATGATACGCCTGAAGAGGATCGTGGTCGCCAGCCTCTACCTAAGAATATCGTAGAGGAATTGGACAAGGACGACCTCGAAGAGTACTCCGAGAAGGTCAAGAAGCGCCTGTCCCAGATGAAGAAGGTCTGGCACGACGAGCGCCGCGAAAAGGAGCGGGCGGCTCGGGAACGTGAGGAGGCCATCCGGTTTGCGCAGCAAACCTACGAAGAAAATAAGCAGTTGAAACAACGACTTGGCGTTGGACAACGTGCGTTAGCAGAAGAATATACGAAGACCGCTACCAATGAGGTGACGGTGGCGCGGGACAAGCTGAAGGCTGCGTATGAGTCGGGCGACCCCGACAAGATTACCGAGGCTCAGGAAGCCCTGACCGACGCCAAGCTCAGAATGAAGGACGTAGAGAGGCTGAAACCCTCTTTACAGGATGCCGAAACAGGTGTACAACACACTCAACAGGCTCAGGCACCCGCTGTGCCCGCTCCCGACCAGAAGGCCGAAGCGTGGCGACAGAAGAACGAATGGTTCGGTGCAGACGAGGAAATGACTGCCCTCGCACTGGGACTGCACGAAAAACTCGTACGGTCAGGCGTCGATCCACGCACGGACGATTACTACCGTCGCATTGATGAGACGATGAGAAAGCGTTTTCCTGATCATTTCGGGGAAACCGAATCGCGAGAGGAAAAACCCTCTCCGCGCAGGAACGCAACGGTCGTTGCTCCAGCTACGCGGTCAACCGCGCCACGTCAGGTCCGCCTGACACCATCGCAAGTGGCTCTAGCCAAGAAACTCGGCTTGACCAACGAAGCGTATGCACGTGAACTCATGAAACTGGAGAACAGCAATGGCTGAAAATCGTCTCGCTCGGGAACTTGAGTCTCGGGAAAACACCGTCCGGAAGAAGGCGTGGGCACCTCCGCAGTTGCTACCGTCTCCTACTCCGAGTCCGGGTTGGGTATATCGGTGGGTTCGGACATCCATGATGGGCCAGATGGACCCGACGAACATGTCCGCGAAGCTCCGCGAAGGTTGGGAACCTGTGAAGGCCGAAAACCACCCGGAGTTGATGATGCAAGCTGATCCGAACTCCCGGTTCAAGGGAAATATCGAGATTGGCGGGCTGTTGCTCTGCAAAGCGCCTGCTGAAATGGCTGAACAGCGTAATGATTACTACGCCCAACAGGCCAAGGCTCAGGTGGACTCTGTGGAAAACAGCTTCTTGAGAACCGAAGACAAGCGGATGCCGCTGTTCAACGAACGCCGTTCCACTACGTCTTTCGGTAAGGGCAAGTAATTAACTTTTAAGGAACCAAAATGGCATATCCCACGATTGATCGGCCCTACGGGCTGAAGCCGGTTAATGAAATCGGTGGTTTGCCGTATGCTGGATCTACTCGTATGGTCCCGATTGCTTCGGGCTACACGACGACGATTTCCGGTGGCGGCTTGTTCTACGGCGACCCGGTGAAGCTGACCAGCACTGGTACGCTCATCAAGTCCAGCCTTGCGTACAACACGGCGGCGGCGGAAACGGGCGGTACGCTCGGCATCTTCCTCGGCTGTGAGTACACTCCGGCTGGTGGCCCGCTGTACGGAAAGCAGCGTTATCAGTACTGGGCGAACGGTACGGTGGCTTCGGACGCTGTGGCGTACATCTGCGATGACCCGAACGTTGTCTTCCGCGCTGCGGTTGCCGACTACAGCACTGGCGCTACGACCACGGTCGGCTACGTCAACCCGCTGTTCTTCGGCACGAACCTCAGTGTCGTGCAGCCCGATCTGGTCAACACGGGTACGCTGGGCAACCTCGTTGGTAACTCCAACGTCGGTGTGATTGGTGCCTCTGGCGGTGCTCGTACCACCACGACTGCTCCGCTCCGCATCGTGCAGCTTGTTCCGGACACCGTGGTTTCGTTGCAGGCTGTCGCTAACACGGCAACCTCGACCGCCATGACTCTGGCTGCTGCTAACCCGCAGATCCTGCGTGGCATGATTGTCACCGGTTCGGGTATCCCTGCCAACACCTTCATCACTGCGGTGTCTGGTACGTCTGTCACTCTCTCGGCGGCGGCTACGTCCTCGCTGACGGGCGCGACCTTCACGTTCGTCGGGTATCCCGAAGTCCTCGTCAAGTGGAACTTCGGCTATCAGTCGTACATGACTGCCGTTGCCATCTAAGGAGCAGTAAAAAATGGCTATTTCTCGCGCACAACTTCTCAAGGAACTGCTCCCCGGCCTGAACGCCCTGTTCGGTCTGGAGTACAAGAGCTACGGCGAAGAGCACAAGGAACTCTACGAAGTGGAGAACTCCGAGCGTTCGTTTGAAGAGGAGACCAAGCTCTCCGGCTTCAGCGCCGCTCCGGTGAAGAACGAAGGTCAGGCGATTTCCTACGATAATGCGCAGGAAGCTTGGACCGCTCGTTACAACCACGAGACGATCGCTCTGGGTTTCGCCATCACCGAAGAGGCGGTGGAAGACAACCTGTACGATTCGCTCTCGAAGCGTTATACGAAGGCTCTGGCCCGCGCTATGGCGTACACGAAGCAGGTCAAGGCTGCGTCGGTTCTGAACAACGGCTTCAACACCTCCGTTACCGGTGGTGACGGTCAGCCTCTGTTCTCGACGGTGCATCCGCTGGTCTCGGGTGGTACCAACAGCAACACGCAGTCCACCGCTGCCGACCTGAATGAAACGTCGCTTGAAGCGGCTGTCATCCAGATCGCTGCTTGGACGGACGAGCGTGGTCTGCTGATCGCTGCCAAGCCCAAGAAGCTCGTTGTCCCCCCGGCTCTGATGTTCGTCGCCAAGCGTCTGTTGGACACGGAACTCCGTGTCGGCACGACTGACAACGACATCAACGCCCTCAAGGCGATGGGTTCGATCTCGGGTGGCTTTACGGTCAATCACTTCCTGACTGACCCGAACGGCTACTTCCTCCTGACCGACGTGCCGAATGGTATGAAGCACTTCGTCCGTTCTCCGCTGGCTAACAGCATGGACGGCGACTTCGACACCGGCAACGTGCGGTACAAGAGCCGCGAGCGTTACAGCTTCGGTTGGTCGGATCCGCTCGGCATCTGGGGATCGCCGGGTACGTGATGACGGAGGGGGTCAGGGTGACCTGACCCCCTTTTTTCTGGGGATTTCAGTTACGTAGACCGACCCAGCGGACAATGTGCTGACTACGTAGCGACTTGCATATAAGGAGACTTTCATGTCTTTCTCTACTTTTTCTGGTCCGGTTCGTTGCGGCACCGTCCGCTATGGTGCTACCGACAATACTGGCCTTGTTATGCTCACCCAGTCCTATGACACGGGTAACTTGACGAGTGTTGTCGGTAACTATGACGCACTGTTCGGGTATCTCCCGGCTGGCTCGCAGATCGTCAACATTCTGGTTGACCAAGTTGTTGCCGCTACTGGCGGTACGATGACTATTTCTGTCGGCTCCACTTCTGGTGGTTCTGAGCTGATGGCTGGCGTTGCTACCACTGCTGGCGGTCGTTTCACGGGTACGGCGACTGCGGCTACGCAGCTCGCTTGGCAGACTTCCACAACGGCAGACACTCCGCTGTACGTACGTAACGTGGTCGGTACGGGCACCTTGACGGCTGGTCGGGCTATCGTGACCGTGGTTTACGTCCAGCGTGCCAGCAACGGTGCTCAGGCTCCCACGACCTTCCAGAACTAATAGCTAGGGGCTAGGCAATGCCTAAGAACACCAACTATAGCCCGACCTTTCCCATGTACCCCGGTGGGGGTAGAGCAATTACGCCGAGTGATACGGCAAATTTGACCTACCCCTCCGTGGTTTATGTGGGCGTTG